ATCGACCACATCCAACTAACGCCCCCCGAAGGTGTTGGATGTTCCGAGATGGTCTAGTCCCCAGGCAACCGGGCCTTACACCGGTTTGAGTTAACGGGTAGCCCCATCAGCGACACTACTGATGGAAGTGGTGTGATGATATGTATACGGAACGTGCGCGTCTGTTTATGTGCTAGTGGCATAGCATTAATGGTGCGCTATTTTTGTGGCATTTGTTTCCGCAATAGATATATACAATGGTGTGTACATGTATGTGCATGGAAATATATATATATATATGTATATCATCACGCAATCTGTGTGATCGACACCCTAACTGAGGTGATCGTGGTGGCACTACCACCGAATCCAAAGGTAACAACAGGGGAGACACCAGGATCGGTGATCTTGATGCCCCACACAGTGTCAACTAAACTGGCTCCAGAGAGGTTTCGGTAGTACGTGGTGCTTGGGTCTTCAGCGATGGGAGGGGTTAATACACACCCAGTCACATCGTACGTACCCAATGTGAGAGCGAGGGTGTTACCCCCAACCTCTATCCAGATCTGGAACGACCCAACCGTCCCTTTAGGGAAGGTGAGTGTGTTGTTGAGTGCAACCACTGGTAATGAACCCACCATGGTCTTTGCCGATGTACCAAACCAGTACGTGGCAGTCATGCCGCTTGTGAACAATGCACTGCAAGACTCAATCCGGCTTGTTACATTAGAATACAATAGTGGTTTCTTCAGCTCTACCTCATACGTTACCCACAAATCCCCAAGTCGTTTACCAGATGTCTGGCATCCGCTAACCGCAAGATGGGTTAACCCTAAGTCGTACATCAGCACAGAATCCCCTGAGGGGACGGCACCGGTACGGACGTACTGCACGTTAAACGGGTTCTCTTTGGGATCACACTCAATGGGGTGTGCCATGCTATCACACGGTACGACCTCATTGCTCCAAAACTCATTTAACAGCTCTACCTTAGAGCCAGGTGCAACATCATTTGACCGGTATGAGGTTTGTAGCATCACGGTGCCTAAAGAGGCATCAGTGCTGCTAATTGCGGCCCCACTACTCGGTATATAATGGTACACCAGTCCCCGAATCCGATACTCTTGAAAGCTAGCGGCAATATTGGATAACCAAGGGAACGTGCTAGACACACCTGGGTTAATGGGGTAGCTTTGCTGTACCGAAAAACTTGTGGCTGATAACACTTCACCAAGGAACTCACGGTGGCGGATAACCACTGTCTGCTGGTCTGTGTGCATCACTGGGATAGCCCAGCAGCGCGCATAGACTGCTTGACAATTGTGTTGCTGCCAACCGAGTAGTCACCAGCCCCGAGCCAACGACTAAGTGCAGCACCGAGCGAGTGGCCAACTGTGCCTCCCGCTATAGGCTGCCCCATGTACCCACCAGCGGCAGTTCCGGCTGCCATTCCTAGCGACCGAATTGCCTTGCCGAGGGCTGAGACCTCCTTACTAGTGCTCACCTTAGCGACCTTTTTCTTTTTGGGTTTGATCACAACAGTGGTGCGGTTCTTTCGCACCATAGTACTTTCTTTTTCTGTGGCAGGTAATAGGAACAAATATTTTGGTTACTAGTACCCACGCCTTTACGGCGTGAGCACCACACTCAACAGCGGGTTGTGATTGACAGTATAGTCAACCACACTATCATCGAGTTGATAGCATTGGTAGTACTGCTCGAGCGCTACCTGTTCATCAGGAGTGATGCCCCATGCCTCGTAGACTTGAACACGCGTCCAAGGGTCAGGTTGCGTATACTGTTCACGCATCCCCCTGGCCATTAGCCGCATGCCTGTGGCGAATGTGGGATCACCTACCATATTGCTAGCTGCATTGCAACCGATCCGCTGGTAGCATTGGTAGAAGTCTTGCACAATTGGCACTCCGCCAACCAACCACAACCC